CGAAGTCTTCGGGTCTTTCTTCCAATACGACAGGAACAAGCTTTGTTATCCCGGCAGGAAAGAAATTCAGGATCACTCAGCTTTCTGTTGCCTCCCGTGGTCACGTTACGCCTACAGCGCAGTCAACCGTTTTCAGTTTAATGACGAATACAAGCGGGCTTATCTCGGCAGGCTCTACCACGATTTTTCAGATTCAGAGCGCGACGGCGGCAACTGCTCTTGCATGGGATAGAGTCATGTTTACCATTCCCGAAGGCTATGAGATTCAGGGAGACGGCGTAACCCAATGGGGTCTTATCGGAACCGCAACCTTTACCACGAACGCACCGACCTGGAGCGCGAACGTCATAGGGTACGAATACTAGAGGTCAACAATGCCGATATTCACCGCAGCAAGCGAAATGATACAGGCGGCGCTTGAGCTTATCGAGGTTCAAGACCCCGCCGAAACAATGGACGCGGGGCAGGCGTCAACCGGGCTTCGTGCGCTCAACCTGCTTCTTGATGAATGGAGCGTTGACCGGGGGAAGGTTTACATTCGCACGGAAGACACCTTCACGCTTGTTGTTGGTATTGGTTCCTACGCCATTGGCACAGGGCAGACTTGGAATACCGTTTTACCCGTGAAGATCGAGCAAGCCTATTTGGTGGATACCGGGCTGACTCCGTACATCAATAAACCTCTGCGCGTGAACATGACACAGGCTGAGTATAATTCGCGCCCGATAGACACTATTCAGTCAATCCCTTCAGCAATCTATTTTCAGGGAGGCACGGACCCCGGCACGGTCTATTTCGACTATCTGCCAGGGTCGGCTTATGACTTCCATATGTTCTCTCATAAGCCATTCACGAAGCTAACGGACGTAAACACGGCGCTTGTTATGCCCGATGGATATGAAGCCGCAGCAGTTCCGGCGCTTGCAATCAGGCTTTGCCCCATTTACGGGAAGCAGCCTTCGCAAGTATTGATTGCCCTCGCTACCAAAACAGAGAACGCACTTGACGCAAAGAACCTTGAGCCTCCTCCGACATGGCAGGACAGGTCGCAGCCTAAGACGATGAGCTGGAGCCGTTCATAATGCAAATCCCTCTTACCAGAGGCGCATACCTCGTTGACGGTGAAAGAGCAATCAATCTCTATCCAGTGTTCAACGCTGCCAATAAGTTCTATCAGTTCTTTGGAACCGAGGGGCTCGATCTGTTTGCGAACATAGGCGGTCAGTCCATACGCGGCTTGTACGTTACGAGCAACGACGAAACAAAGATGTACTGCGTTGCTGGGAATACGTTTTACCGGATATCCACGGACGGCACGAAGGAACCGAACGCAACAACCCTCGATAGCTCCACCGGCCTTGTTGAGTGGTCAGACAACGGAACGCAGATAACCATAACTGATGGAACAAGCGGGTACGTCTACACGATAGCAACGAACGTGCTTGCAAAGATATCCGATGCGGACTTTCCTGGTGGCGGGTCAAACACTTTCATTGATGGGTACACGATTGTATGCAAGCCCAACTCTCAGCAGGTGAACAGCTCTGACCTGTATGACTCAACCTCCTGGAATGCGCTTAATTTTGCCTCGGCTGAAGGACTGCCCGATAACCTTCAACGCTGTATAGCTTTCAATCGTCAACTTGTCCTTTTAGGCGTGGAGACAACGGAATTTTTCTATTACACGGGCGCTAGTGGGTTCCCCTTTGACCGGATTTCAGGAGCGGTGCTCGGTTACGGGCTTGCCTCAAAGAACAGCCTAGCCCTGAATGACCAAGCTATGTATTTCCTTGCGAGAACCACGGCCCCGCAAGGTGAAAGGGTGATTGTTGAGGTCAGGGGCTATCAAGCTCAGATAGTTTCCACTCAGGGCATCAATGAGCTTTTGGCAACCCTCACGAACACTGCCAACGCCGAAGGATTTGCGTATATGCGGGAGGGGCATTCTTTCTACGAAGCCACTTTCCCGACAGACAACCTAACCCTTGTCTATGACGCAGCGGAAAAGAAGTGGCACGAAAGACGCTCCCTCGATTCAAACGGTAACGAGGTAAGACACCGACCGAGGTGCTACGCGTATTTCAACGGTTTCCACATGGTCGGTGATTACGAAACCGGGAAGATTTACAAGCTCAAGTCAGGCGTATACACAGAGAACGGAACGACGATCCGCAGGAAGCTGATTCCCCCTGAATCTTCAGACACGGCAAACAATGCGAGGTTTACGATTTCAGAACTGATAGTTCCGATGAAAGTAGGCGTTGGACTTGCCAACGGTCAAGGATCAGACCCTCAATTGATGTTCAGGTATTCAAAGGATGGCGGGAAGACTTGGAGCAATGAAAAGCAGACCTCGTTTGGAAAGATTGGCGAATACTCCAAGCGGGTTCGCTTTCGGTCTTTGGGTCAGTTCAGGAGATTCCAAGTTGAGCTTTCAACGAGCGATCCGGTAGAAGTCAAATTTGAAGGGCCGCTAATCGTGCCGAAATGACAGTAACCGCAAAGATAAACGAAGCTCCGATAACTCAGCCGCCATTTATGGACCCTGACAAATCCAAGTGGCATCAAACATGGGTTATGTGGTTCAAGAATGTTGTTATCTATTTGGACGCGCTTAAAAGTGCACTCAACGCTTCTCTTGTGCAGACATACAGAAGCACAGGGCAAACAATAACTTCAGCGGGAGTGTTAACCCTTGCACATGGCCTGACCGGGGTGTCGGACCCGGCGCTTATCAATCTACAAACATATCTTGTCTGCGTTACCGGAGAGCACAACTATGCAGCAGGGGATATTCTGCGGGTAGCAGCGGGAAACGCTACCAGTGCGGCAGACAACAAGGGTCACGTTATAACCGTATACGCAACCAATATCACGGTTCGTTTTGGAACGAATGCGAACGTATACTCAGCGCTCGATAAGACAACCGGGGGAGGTGTGGATTTGACAAATGCAAAATGGAGCTTAGTAGTAGTGGCGAAATACTAATGATTATCTACCGTCAAATAGGTTTCGATGAGCTGGACAAGTACGGCAGGTTGCTTGCTGCCTTCTGCATCGAAACAAACGCGGACGATGATGCTCTTGCAAATATCCTTACTGGTATTGAGAGCGGGAAAACGAGAGTTTTTGCAGCAGAGAACGGGGTCATATGCGGGGTTGTCGGCTATAGGGTAGCAGGGGAGGCAGCGGTTTCTGACTTCCTCTATGTGATTCCAGAGAAGCGAAAGAGTGTCATTGGCGGGAAGCTCTACTACACCGCAGAGAAGCACGCGAAGGCAAATGGGCTTAATAAGTCCGTGCTTATAGTAACCGAGGACAGAGAACCTCTTTACACAAAGATTGGTTTCAAGCGCAAGTTCATTCTGCTTGAAAAGGAGATATAGCAATGTCAACCGGATCAAACGAAACCGCAGCAGTAGTCAACGCATACGAGACTAAAAAGGGCAACAAAGAGGCAATGAACGCGCAAAACGCTGCCAACGCCGCTTCAATGGCAGAGCAGCGCAGGCAGTACGACCAGAATCGCGCAGACCTCAAGCCCTATATGGATATCGGCTACAAGTCGCTCGGGTCCATTCAGGATATGCTCGGGTACAACGGGCAGGAAGCGCAGCAAAAGGCAATGGCGCAGTTCAGATCAGACCCCGGCTACCAGTTCTCGCTTGACCAGGGTAGAAAATCCATAGAGGGCGGTGCGGCAGCAAGGGGTGGGCTTTACTCAGGTCGAACCCTCATGGCCCTGAATGATTACGGTCAAGGCATGGCAGACCAGCAGTATGGGAACTATTACAACCGGCTTTGGAACAATGCCAACATGGGCCGGGGTACTGCAACCGGGGTTGCTGATATGGGTACGAACTTCGCTAACTCAATGTCAGGCTTGTACGGGCAGCAGGGGCAGATCAGGGCAGGCCGATCAATGGGGGATGCTCGGGCAATGGGGCAAATGGCTTCGACTATCGGAGCAAACCAGCAGGAAGGGTTTACCAATGGAATTAACACGGCGGCTTCTCTTTACGGGGCGTACCTAAGCGGAGGCACAAGCGCCGCTAAGCCAAAGAAGAACAAGCAGCAGGACCAATCGGGTTCGGCTGATGATACGTTCCTGAACAACAGGCCGTAAGGGAGGACTTTTCAATGCCTTTTAACGGAATGGGTAATTACTACAGCGGTACTCCGATAGACGTTGGCGGGAATCTTCTCAAGGGCGCTCAGGCTCGGGAAGCCATGACCAAAAACCAATTAATACAGCAACAGATTGACGAGCAGCAGAAGAATCAGCAGGCCGTCAATATGTACAATCAGATTGCGCAGAATGCCGCGCAGGGTGGGACGGCGTTTGACCAAGGGGGTGCGCTGAACGATTTTCGGGGCGTCATGGCTTCTCAGGGTGACGCGTTTAGAGGTCAACAGGTAGCAGAAAAGATTGACGCTCCCCGCAAAGCCTTGCTCAGCAAAATGGCTATGGCCTCTCTCGGTATCGAAGATCCCATAGAGCAGAAAGCCGCGCATGAATTCATCTTTAAGCAAATGACCCCTGATGAGCAAAAGCAGTTCGGCACTCCCGACAAATGGAGCAGGCCGCAGATTGCCGCTCTTGTCGGCGGGGATGATGTAAAGATGATGATGGATCAGTGGAAGGAGATGTATAAGGACAAGGCAAAGAACAACGAAGTTCTTACTACCCCGCAGCTCTTTGACAATCCGAAAACTGGACAAAAGGAAATGTGGTATGCCGACAAAAACGG